GCTGATGAAGTACTGCAACATCTCATCACGTTCATCTTCATTGAGAACACCAACCACATGCCACTCCTCAATGAGATCGTTAACGTCCTCACCAGTGAATCCGTAACAACGACCGTTATCTTTGATGACGTAGACCTCGCGACTTTCATGTTCGAGCAAAACCTTGAAGCAATGAAGGGTGTCGTCAACTGGAATGGTAGTTCTTGGATGCACGATTGCATTTAGAGGGTACTGGTAGCCTACAACTGCTGGAACACGGATCATATCTGCTTCTTGGTTGTTGTTTTCTACCTCGTCGATTTGGTAAAGTGTTGTGTATCTGCACATTTTTGATTTTATGAGCACATCTGTGAATGAAAATGAGCAAAAACAACGCTACCGTCCCTTTGTAATGACTCCGCATGACGGGTCATTGCTTGACACCTGGTGGGGTTACGAATGAAACGTGAATGAAACCCCACCCCACGACCTAAACCCGAACACATATCACGCGGGACTAAGACAAATTTAGCCCCAATCCCCCACGACACCGTAGGTAGCCTGAAAGTTAAGGAGGAGCACTAGGGCGGTAGCCCGGCGATGCCTTTCAGCAACTTCTCCCACGGGGAGTTCTGGTGCCGGAGGCACTGGAACGTGACCGAAAAAGAAAAAAAAAGAATGAAAAGAAACAGAGTGGCGACGAAGTCGCAATCCGTTAGTAGTGTAGCGTAGCGTAGCGGAGCGAAGTAAATAGAGGATGAAGACAAACATAGCCACGAGAAACAAACAAACAATTCCCAATCCAACTGGGCGGTCCGAAGGAATGAGAGGGAGGGGAAAGTAGATTGAGCCGTTTAAACGCGCAATGTTGGATTGATTGGAAATTACTAATTAACTATCTTACTTAAGCTGAAGTCTGATGACTATGGTTGAATGACTTGACGAAACCGTCAACGGAAACCTCTCTCACTGGCCAGTGTTCATCAGCATGTTCCATGCACGCTTCATATGAACCATTGAGTGCCTTCCACTCATCGGTCTGATCGATCATGTGAGGAGGATTATCCTCATCAGGAATGTTCATTGAACCGTCTGGTCTATGAGATGGGAAGAATACAACCTTAGTTACTCTGCGCCAGAAGGGATGAAACTGCTTGGGGTCATCGCGCCAAAGGTTACGATACCAACCAGCAGGATGAACATTGGAGCTGAACATAACAGTATGGTGGTTCAAGTCAACTCCAGCACCCTTGATGTTGACTGACGGTCCAGGTTTCCCAATGTCGCAAACTTCCTTAAGGCGTGAAAAAGGTTCCTGACCACTGAATTCTTCAAAATGAATAACACGTTGTCCTTTGTACGCTGTACGTCCACCGCCCCAGAAGTTGCCGTCATCAGGATTACGGCGGTAGTACCGTTCAACTCTGGGTTCCAGGCTACTTGTCTGGTTGTACTCCATGCATAGGGTAGTCTTACCAGTACCACCAGCTCCGTAGTAGATGATAACATCGGTGACGTCTCTACGCTTGTCCTCAGCATGGCGACCCTCATGATACTTCTTGCCCCATGAGCAAGTAACTAGAAGTTTCTTGGAGGCCTCATTCTCATGAAGGATCTGGTCCCATGTCCAAATACGAGGTTTAGACTCAATGTATTGACGTTGTTCCTCTATTGCATCGTCCCGAGCTTTTCTCTTGTTTTGCTTGGAATTGGTCCGTACAAATGATGGATCAAACTTGGCATTTGATTCATTCTTTGGCCAAGTAAAAGGCTGAAAACCGTCCAAGCGTGTCTCAAACTTATGAACATAATTGATGGCTCCTTGGCGCTGTGATTCACTGCTTTTGCGCGCAGTACGGCAATTCCAACAATCAACATGAGACCTAATGAGTTCATCGAGGAGATTGAAACGTGGTCGCAACTCGCGTTTGAATTCCGCGTATGCATGAATGTGCACTGCGCCAGACTCAGGACATTTTTCGTACTGACTCCACCAATTGGAAAGCCTACGAATGTCCTGTCCAAGCATGAACTCGGGTTCCAAGTACTTGGCGTCAGAAGTAGGTGGAAAGTATGTGAGGATAGCTCTGCTGATGAGTGTGTTGTTCGTAGGTTCTTTGAGCTCTGTCTCAAGGAAATCGACAGAAGGCGTAGTGTTGATGGAGATCGAACAATCAATACTGGCGTCATCGCAGATGAGTTCTTGAATATCGAATGAATTGTTGGACATGTTACGAAAGTGCATTTTAATAATTTATGAGAGAAAGAGTAGACAGGATATGACAACAACTCTGTGGAGAAGGTATGCGAGTCATCAAAAGGGTTATTAGTAACCCGAAGCCAAAAGATGGCGCGTGACTCAAAGACCGTGGGAACGTGACTCAAATCACCCCTGCGCTAGAAATGGCTTAGGCCATTTATTTGATGTCAATCAGATATATTTCGCAAGAATGAAGCACCGCAAAGATGATTAAAGAGATTCTTTGCGGTGCTGGTGCAAGTTTCTCCGCATGTAGTAGTAATAAGTACGACGCCCTACGATCGGAGAAAGTTGCACCGAAATATACGACAAAATTATGAAATAATTTTGGTGCAAGCTACGTAGAGTAGTATGTCATTCTGAGGCCTCGGAATGTGCTCATAAATTTGTTTAGAGCAAATACGTAACATAATAAGATAGTCAAGTAAAGAAGCTAAATGCCGGTTAGAAAAAAGCGTACTGGAAAAAGAAATGCAAGAGGACGCGGTACCCGAAAGCCAGCGAGGAAGAAGGCGACGAGGAAGAAGGCGCCAGCGACTTCGGTTCGGAAGAATCCGACGTCGTCGCATCATGCGCAGTCTTTTGCGGTTATGACTAACCCTTTTAGCAAGGCTACTCAGCGCCCAAAAATTCCCGACGGGTCGACAGTGGCCTCACTGTCGAGGAGAATCCAACGCGTAAGCGAAATCAAGAATAAACAAGGAGAGGATATTATGGATTTGGTTATGTGTCCCGCTCTCGGGCTCGCGTGCGTCATAAAGAATGTAGACGGAGAGAATGCAACTCTTCTCTACAAGCATTACCCTTTTATTAATCAGGGTGTTGAGAGTAGCTTTGACGGTGCTCAAATCGTCAATGATCACGCAATAGCGAAATGGAGATTGGTTTCCCAAGGAATCTCATTCCAGCTAGCCAACACTGATGAAGAAAATGACGGATGGTGGGAAGCTTGTCGATTTAATCCTACAATCGATCCAGCTCACTTTGATTTAGCGAGAGCTGATGGTACTCAAAGTGGAACCTTCGCCGGGAACACGGTGTTGCTAACACCTGATTCCAACTATTTCAGCTCCGGAACCGGAGCTGATGGGCCCGCGTTCACCCTTAAGGGAAATATGGTCGAACAACCAGGATATACAACTGGCTTATTGAAGGACATTCATAAGCACCAGTTTAAACTCCTGAACAACAATCACAATATTGAATGGCAAGACCGTAATCAGGAACTTAGTATCAGTGGTGTAATCAGCAGTACTGATAATGTCAACTCTGTTGTAAATCTGCAGGATGCAGATAAGTTCCTGCAATTATACAATGAACTATATTGTAACAGTTACGACTGTATTTTCATCCGTTTCCATTGCAGAGTAAACAACGGAAGTACCAGTAATGGTTCGAAACTAATTATGAATGCAATTCAAAATGTTGAGATGGTTTACAGTCCACAGAGTGATTTAGCGACATATCATGAGATAAATAAAGCCCATGCGAAAGTCAAGGCTTATCTGGACAAAATGAACGATAGCCAGAATGTAGTTATGCGGAATGCAAGGTAAGGGTGATAATTTTTGGGGGTAATTAGTAATGGTGCTCATCGTAACGCTAACAAAATGTAGATAGTAACAATAGTGCAGAACATGAAATCCTAGATGTTGCCATGGTGCAACATGATGTTCAAAATATTGGACGTAAGCGGGACTTTAGAACTGTCACTCCCGAGGCTCCATTGGAAATGCCGAGTGGACAGAGATTGCATTACACTGAAGATCTGGCTGTGATAGGACCCGAACCTGAGAGGGCACCTTATGATATAGTCCCATTTGCTGGAGATGAGCTAAAAGAGCAGATGACGTTAATTAGAAACAATGGAATGACTGAGCAACAGGCCATTTCCTATTTTACTGATTACGCCGAAAAGTCACACTTAGGCGAGTTCTCTGCAGCTGCGTACAGCGCCCCTAGTGGCGTTGCTATTCGCGTAAATCCGCACACTGGACTCAAAGAGGCCTTCATAGCAGGGACCCGAGGTCCTCTAGATTGGGGGAGAAATATAATCGAAGGGGCCGATTCTATTGTCAGTGCTGGTTTGCATAAGGTAACAAACATTATGCCAAAAGGTGAGCTTAGGAACAAAGCGGAGGCGGCAGCAAACGTCTTGGAAAATGTAAGTGTTCCTGGACGAATCTCCAAAATTCTAACTCGAAGCGAAGGCGAAGAGCTAGCAGAGACCTTCAGGGAAGAGGGTGTGCAAGTTATTTACGGGCATAGCAGAGCAGGCGCGATATTGCAATACTTTCCAGAGGAAGAGTTTACAACTATTGCTCTGGATGGTGCCAATATCGTTGGCCACGATCCGATGAGTGCACCCAATTTTTCTAGTGATGACATATTCAGTAGAACAATTGGAATCGGTAGCCGTAAACGTGTGGAATTACCAGGAAGATCATTCCACAAGGCTTGGGAGACTAAAGCTAAAAAAGCTAAGGCTGACAAGAAGGCTGAGGATCGTAAGAAGTCAAAGCTCGGAGTTCCGCTTGCGGAACTGAAGAAAGAGTTCTATGAACAAGCAGATAAGGCGACAAGGCGCCAGCATATGAAGCTTGTTGAGAGAGCCAAGACAAAGATTGGCAAAAAGTTTGCAGCCAATCTAGCAAAGTACATTGCCAAGCAAAGTGCTGAAACGGCAATAAAAGCACTGCCAGGTGGTTCTTATTTGCCGATTGGCCAGGCAAGTGCACCGGTGGCTGCTTATCCACCACTTCCTAGACTCGTTGAAGGGGACCTCCGTAGCGGTACTGTCGTACCCTATACCAAAAAGCGAAACAAAAAGAAGATGACTTCTGCAAGGAAGTCTAAGTATGCGCGTTTGAACGACGAACTACCACACATGGGTGATATTGATTAGTGAGGAGTGGTGTTAGGGTGGTCAGGGTCCCTTTATTTTATTAAGAAGGGGAAGATGCCTGGGGTGGGTGTCTTAATGAATAAAAAATAAAGGTAAAATTAAATATAAAACTTATAAACTTAACTAATTATCTTCTTCATCTTCGGAATCGGAGAAATCAAACTCGAAAGCTGGGTCACCAGCTGGATGAATGGACCAAGTATCAATGGATCCGATAGTTTCTCCGTCTAAATCACTCATTTCAAACTCATAAATGTCATTATTTGCCATGACTGGGCTATTCGCACGAATATTCTGTGGGATTCCTGCACGAGCCTCTCTGTCCCACTCAAACAAGCGGTTGTCAACCTTAGTATCAAACCATTCTGGTGGAATCATTCCTCTCAAGTCAACACGGCGAACGTAGTACAAGAGCCAGTTCTGTGGGCACCAGTGAAAAGTGCGCGAAGCAGAGGTGATGACGTCACGGATGGAACACCAACCGAAGTCAAACCA